TTATGCCGGATAAACCGAACACCGAACAGATCAAGGCCGGGAGGTTGGCCCTGGGATTGTCACAGTCAGCAGCCGCACGGTTGATCCACGTCAAACCGTCGGCATGGTCGCACTGGGAATCGGGGAAAACACCGATGCACAGGGCGTTCTGGATATTGTTTTTGATTAAATCGGGGCTTTTGGAGGTGGGGAGGTGAATTTAACCCCCAAGCAAGAAAAATTCGCTCAACTGGTCGCAGGTGGGGCCACCTACTCCGACGCCTACCGGGGGGCGTATGACGTCGAAAATATGAGTGATCCAGCCATCAACACCGAAGCTGCCCGCCTCGCAAACGACCCTAAGATTTCCCCCAGAATAAAGGCCCTCCAAGAATCCGCCGCCATCGCCTGGTCCCGGGAATTGTCAATAAAAACAAAGCGTCAGGCCCTCCAACTGGCCCTGGAGAAAAAATTTTGATTAAATCGGGGCTTTTGGAGGTGGGGAGGTGAATTTAACCCCCAAGCAAGAAAAATTCGCACAGGCGGTCGCTTCGGGAATGACCCAGGCCGACGCCTACAGACACGCCTACAACGCCGAAAATATGGCAGATTCGACGATTTGGTCTAGGGCTAGCGAACTGGCTGCAGACGGTAAGGTTTCGGGAAGGATCAAGGCCCTCCAAGAATTTGCCGCAATCGACGCCCTGTGGTCCCTAGAAATGTCGATAAAAACCAAGCGCCAAGCGTTGAAAATCGGCATCGACAAAGGTGATAGCCGGGCGATTATCCAGGCCAGTGAATCACTAGACAAACTATGCGGACTTGAACCAGCCCGAAAAATCGATATAACATCCAGTGACGGCACCATGACGCCCCGGTGCATGTATGCCGAAATAATCGCCCAGTTGGTCAGTAATGACACCAAACCACCGACAGACGATTAGTCGCCTAGACCTGACCGCCCGCGCCCTATTCCAGGACGCCAAGGGTGGCCAGATGATTTTCGCACCTCACCACCTCGCAATTGCCGCAGCCCTGCAATCTGTCGCAACCGGGGCCATCCGCCGCCTGATAATCAACATGCCGCCCCGGTCCGGTAAAACGTTACTAGTCTCGCAAATGTTCCCCGCCTGGGTGATGGGCATGAATCCACGGGCAGAATTTATCCTCACCTCGTATTCGGCCACCCTGGCAACCAACAACACCTACGTCGTCCGGGAGTTGATGCGGGGCGGGATGTACCAATACCTATTTGGCGAAAACGGCGCACAAGTGGCGCAGGACTCCAAAGCCCGGCACTTTTTTAAGACTGTCTCCGGAGGCCAGATGTACGCCGTCGGCACAGGCGGCACCATTACCGGGTTCGGGGCGGGCAAGATGTCCGGGGAACCGTTCGGGGGGTGCATCCTGATTGACGACCCGGCCAAGCCCGATGAAGCACAATCCGAGATAATGCGGCAGGGGGTCATTGACTGGTACCGCAACACCCTGCAATCACGCACGAACAGCCCGGAAACGCCCATTGTCCTGGTATCCCAGCGGCTGCATGAAGGCGACCTCGCAGGCTGGCTTTTGGGCGGTGGGACGGGCGAAAAGTGGGAATTACTCAAAGTCCCGGCTATCACTTCGGCGGGCGAGTCGTTTTGGCCGGACAAGTTCCCGCTCGAACACCTGACGCGGATGGCCGAGTCGATGCCGTACATGTTCGCCGGGCAGTACCAGCAAGATCCTGCACCCAGGGAGGGCGCACTTTTCCGCCCCGGCAAAATCGACATCATCGATGCCGTCCCCGCAGATATCGTATGGGTCCGGGGATGGGACTTGGCAGCGACCAAGAACGACGGCGACTACACCGTGGGGGCCAAATTAGGGGTCAAGGACGGGGTCACATACATTGCGGATTTGCAACGCATCCAGGGAGGGCCCGAGGATGTCGAGCGGTTGATAGTGCAGACCGCCCAACTCGACGGGTGCAAGCAGTCGATACCCCAGGACCCCGGCCAAGCCGGCGTCGCGCAGATGAACTACCTATCCAAAAAATTGCAGGGCCTTTCGTTTTCGTTCAGCCGCGAGACCGGCGACAAGGCCACCCGGGCAGAACCGTTCGCCGCCCAGGTCAACGTCGGTAACGTGAGAATGTTGCGGGCATCATGGAACGAGGCCCTACTTGACGAATTGCGCAATTTTCCCTTTGGCAGGCATGACGATATTGTCGATGCGTGCTCCAGGGCGTATAATGAACTTGGAACGACATGGAATTACAGGGAGTTGTTATGAGCGCTTTCAACGACGGCCTAATCAACGTCAGAAACCAACTTGCCCAGCGGCGTTCTGGGATTGCTACCAATATCGTCAATGCCCCGCGTGTATCAAATTCCGAGCTACAGCAGCTGAATAAACTGGGTGTCTGCCAGCAAATAATCGACATCAAGACGACCGGGGCCTTGGACGATACCCTGGCCTTCGAGTCTGACACGGCGGAACAATTTTACTCCGACCGGCTCGATGTCTTAGTCCGGGAGGCATGCCGCTACATGTTGGGCTACGGTCGGGCGGTTGTCCTGGTTGCACAGCCAGGAATTGACCTGTCCAAGCCCCGGCAAGGCCGAGTCAATCCCGACAGGGCTCGGTTGGTTGTTTTCCCCGGCTCAGACGTGACGGCCAGTGACCCGGTGAACGACCTGTTTGATGAACGATTCGACCTACCGACAACGTACCGAGTCAGACATCAGGTAATCCACTGGTCGCACTTGGTGGACTTTCGCTATGTCTTACCCCCAAGCGACCAAGCCCAGGTGTATAATTTCGGCGGAATTTCGGAACTCGAACTAATCCGTAACGAAATCGTCAACGACCAAATCGTTCAGAGGGCCGGTTCTGCGATTATCGAGAAGAATTCAACGGTCTTCCACAAAATCAAGGGGTTCAAGGAGGCCCTGGCGGCCAACCGAGATAGGGACCTGATCAGATACTACTCGGCCCTGGCAGACCTCCGCTCGATATACGGTGACGGGATAATTGACAGTGAAGATGATGTCGTTTCTGTGTCTCAAACGCTGTCCGACGTTGCCGATGTGTCCCGATTGACCCTGCAGCGATTGGCAATGGTCACGGGTATCCCGGTGCCAATGCTGGTTGGTCAGGCGGTCGAGGGGTTGAATTCCGCCGGGACTCAAGAACAAAACACGCTCCAACGGACATTTAATCGCACCAAGTCCTTCCTGATTGACCCGATCAACGAACTGTTGGCGATCCTGGGTCAGCCACCGGCCGAGTTTCCCAAGACCAAGGAAGGCACGCCGGCCCAGCAAATCGAATACGAGGGCAAGGTTATTGACAACGCCGGAAAATTATTCAACATGGGTGAAGACCACCGCCGCTATTTGGTGGCCAAGGCGATCTTGCAGGAAGAGGATTTAGACGCTGAATTCCCGGGGTTCGATGATGGCAAAAAAACGACCGAAACCTAACCGGGGTGAAAAGCTGGTACGTATGCCAGTACCCCCGAGAGCCCAGGAAGCGGCCCTTGTCCGGTTCTGCGAATTTATCGTCCGGCAGGTGTTCAATCGCTGGCGAAATAACGTGTTTTCCCTGACCAAATCCGAGATTGCCAAATTTGCCGACTCCGAGGCCGCCGCAAAAATGTTGACCCTCACCGACGATAATTGGGCAGTCGAGGCGCAAAAAAAAGCGGCCAAGGTCAAGCGCCGAATCCTTGCCCAGTTGTCCGATGAGCGAATCCAAGAAACGGTCGCCGAAATACTGCAAAAGGTTGACCTGTACAACAAGGCCACGTTTTACCGGGCTGTTTCCCCGGTCCTGGGCATCGACACCAAGAATCTGCTAAAGGCCGACGGAGCCACATGGGAAATCAACGCCCTGATCAACGAGACGGTAATGTGGATTCAATCACTCCGTGACAAGGCCCTGCAGGAATCGCTGGAACACACGCTGCACCTGATGGCCGAGGGCCGGGACCTGGCCTATATCGAGACGACCTATTCCGCACTGGAAGCCAAACGGTTGCGCAATGCGTCAACTTTGGCCCGAAACCAGATCGGCAATTTCAACGGACTGGCAAACAAACTCCGACAGCAACACCTGGGCATCGAGGAGGCAATTTGGTCCACCTCCGGGGACGACACCGTCCGGCCAAGCCACGCTGACCGTGACGGCAAACGATACCGGCTCGATGAGGGCTGCTATTCCAGCGTCGATGGCGAATATCTTTACCCTGGCCTCGATTTCAATTGCCGCTGTGATTCCTACGCCGTGATCCCAGAATAAAAAAAAAGTTGACAGGAACTTTCCATATTTGTATTAATATAAGACAAGGGGAGGCAAAATGGCACAGTCCATTATTTCCGGCCATTTTTTCGATGCAGTAACTTTTGACGTCGAGCAAAAAACCGCTGTTTCTGTGCGTGATGGCGTCCTGGATTATTTCGGGCATGAGCTCGGTCTGGAACCTGCAAATAAAATCTTCAAGGTCTATCGCTCACCTGCACAAATCGCACGCGCAGCAGAAAAAATGGCCGGACTCCCCCTCACTGATGAACACGTCGAGGTAGGCCCGAAGGTCAAACGATCGATTGGTTCGGTTGTGTCTGCCGAGGTGATCGACTTCACCGACGGGGAAGGGGCCGCACTGGCGATCAAAAACCGCCTGGAAGTCAAGGCCGAAAGCCTGCCACTACTCGATAAAAAACGTGAACTGTCCCTGGGGTATGAGGCCCGGCTAGAACCGGCGATTGAGTACGATTTTAAGCAGGTGGACATCGTCCCCCATCACCTAGCACTGGTAGAAACCGGTCGCTGCGGAAGCGGCTGCCGTTTTTTGGATAAATCCGCAAAAAAGGAGTCAAGCGAAATGGATATGGCAAAAATGATCGAGGCCGTCGGGAAG